GAGTTGTCATAGCAATCTGGCGAGCCATCGGTCCCTGTGGGATGTTGGTCTTTAACTGATTGAGAACAAGGAATGTTGCACGCTTGTCTGCAAGAGGTACAATCAACTTGGACATACCCTTTGCAAGAATACGCGCTTTTGTTGCAACTGAGGACTGTGGATTGAAATCGCCTTCAACATCTGAAATAGATGGAGTGAATGCGAGGGAGTCCCAGATAAAGAGAACTTTATCATCGGTTGCACCAAGAACATCCTCAATGGTTTCAAGTACAAATTCCACAGACTGTGCCTGGATGTACATCATTGTAGCAAGATCACAGCCAGCCTTCTCCAAGAAGGTTGGGTCAATTGCAGACTCTGAATCAAAGTAGATTACGTTGATTCCCATCTTCTGTGCGTTTGCTGCTACCTGTGCAGCAAGGAAAGACTTGCCTGTTGCCTCAAGTCCTGCAAGTTCTGTTACCTTTCCAACTGGAATACCTGCATACTTGCCCTTACAGATAATAGAATCAAGCCAGCGTGAACCTGTTGGGATCCACTCCTTAACTTCTGTTGGGTTATCTTCTCGTAGGTCGTGAGCGACATTGCGACCTGCCTTTTTATTTATCATCGCTCTAAGGTCAGACATAGATACACGTCCAGCCTTAGCTTTTGCTTTAGCCATATAGTTCTCCTTAATTTAACTTTACTTTTCTTTATTTTTCTTTAATTTTGAGCCGAAGCTCATTAGTAATTATAACATAGCAAAAGCAAAAGTGCAAACAAAAACCCCCACCTTTTTAGGGGTGGGGGCGACTGGAGCGATACGCTTTTACTAGCCAGCCATTAGTTCGTCAAATGCCTTATCAACGCTTGACTTCTGGGTATTGCTGTACTGCGTAGTCTCGCGAGAACGAGACTCTGCGGAGCTATCGCCTGATAGCATTGAGTCAAGGATAGCACCAACCTCGGCGGCAGTATGACGAGTAAACAGAGCGTCAATGTCGGGCATGTTCTGGAGCAGACCAGGGATTGCGTCCTTGTCCGGTAGAAGAGTGCTCGTGTTACGACGCATCTTCATGTTGGTCTGGGGATATGCACCGGGGCGGGTTGGCTTGGTGTAGGTGATAGTAATGTCTGTACCACCCTCGGGGTCGGTGATATCTCCGTACTCCGGGTCAAGAATGTAGCCGAGAAGCAGTTCGTAAGCGGTCTTGCCGTAGCCATAGACCTTGACTCCCTCAGACTCAAGACCACGCACAACTACAGGTGAGAAGTAACGAGTACGGACGAATAGGCTCTTAGCAAGCTTCTTGGTCTCCTCGTCGTTGTTATCGGTTCCATCGCGCCAAAGCTTTGAGGCAAAGTCGCAGATTGGGCACTCTTCTCCAAAGTTGCGCTTCGGGCACATAACGCCGCCCTTGTGTCCCTCAATGTTATAGTGAAAGAAAATTTCCTTAAGTGGATCTCCATCTGGCGAAGGAACAATACGCACATCAGTATCTCCCTCATCTGGCTTGAACCACACACTGGTTCGATCGCCCTTTCCTTCTCCACGAAGTGCGGCGAGCTTCTTCCGCATAAGTTCCATGTTGATTCCCATTATAGTCTCCTTGTTGTTGGGTATAGTATAGTAAGCGTTCCTTACCATCTCAATGTAACACGCTCTCCAAGTCCTGTCAAGCGTATTTCTTTTGGGTGATGTTTAGAGCTTTCCCTTGCTCATTTGTAATGTAACTTGCTCAGCCTCTGCTGTCAAGCGATAATCCTTGAATAAAGTTTGTGTGTGCTACGCAAAATCCGAAGTCGGTCTCATAGGGTGACTCATAGATAGCATAAGTCACATTCTTAAAAGCATTTCGGGGTTTGCTTTTGAGACTCTGGACCACCTTTGAATGAAGTTTTCCATCGTTCTCTAAGCGTTCAGTTGCTATACATAAATAGTAGGCTACATCGCGATCTTCCTGCATTTTATAGTACCATTGCTCACTTAATTTATCTACTGAAATGATCCCAATAGTGCGTATTTTTTGCACTTCTGTTGGTTTGCTTAGGTTACCCACGAGGGGTGTCGTATGGTCAAACACATTTAGATAATGAACAGCATAATAAATGTTTTTGTTTATCATCTCAAAGTATTTTTTTATTGGGATCTCGCCTATTGTCTTCTCGATCGCTGGGTTGGAGAAGATGGTGAAACTATTAAACAATCCAGAACGGGCGTATTCTTGTAGAATGCCGAAGATTGCTCTCTCTTGTAGCCTTACATCCCCAATCAAGAGGTCTACATCTGGTTTGATGTAGAAGATGTCTATCTTTCTTTCCTTTATCTGCTCTAGTATTGCTAATGTATAGTTCGCAGAGAACGATGAACCACACAGGAACACCTGAACTCTGTCTTGTATTGCCTCTTTTGTCTTGTATGAAGATAATTTGGGTGCCTCTCCCTCACAATCTTCTTCTTTTGCTACTTTCGGTAACTTTCGTGTGTATTTTGTGTTCTCTTGATCAGGAGAAAACAAAAAACAATTGTATTCCTTGTGGTTCTCAAATAGAGAAACCACATTACAGCCTGCCTCGCCTATGCCTATCAGCGAAATCATAGCTCTATCTCCTTCATCATACCGTAATTCTTGCCTGCTTTTACATTTGCTCTAAATCTTCCAAGTTTAGTGTTTTGGAACACCTCCTTTAACTCAGGTATCTTGTATCTGTCTTCAGCGTGAACGTCAAGAACAATTTCATCGTGAATAATGAACGCAACCTTGGTTTTACAGCCGTTAAGTACCTTATCAAGCTCAATAGCACGATCGATTGTTAGATCTGCCGTGGTGCTTTGGATCACATAGTTAAAGGCTCTGCGGTCATCAACCTCAATTGTTCTACCGAAGGGTGTTTTTACCTTACTACCATCATAATACTTATCCATAACTTGCTTTCGGCTATAAACCGAACCGTCGAGGGAATTATCGTTATGATTATAGAATGAAGAAAAGAACCTTACCTTGGCTTCCTCTCGATCAATAGGAGAGCCGCCATACAGGTGGGTCATGTTCCATTTATGGATGTCTTCTTCTGGCTGTTCGTGACCAGAAAGACCCAGGAACGTTCTGATTTCAGCACCATTGTAATCCAGAGACATAAACCAACTGTTGGTTGGCTTGATTAGTTCTCGGAACTTTGACTTCATGGTCAAGATAGGATTGCTGTCTCTACGGGTTGTGAGACGCCCCGTAACGGTTCCAAAAAGATTGTAATCAACGTAGTGCGATTTCTTTTTTACAAGCATCCTAATGTCTTCTCGGTCGCTTGTGGTGCTCATCAGGTGGCGACACCCATCTACATTGATATTCAGCTTCTGGTATTTGATTTTGTGAAGCAATTTATATGCTCGATCAAGATGATCATAGTTTTCAGGGCGAGAATTGGTATCAAACACATGCTGGGTAATCTTGTTGCGGACCTCGCAGAACTCCATGAGAAAGTCTGTTGGAACGAGATCGAAGAAACAGTTATCCCTGAGATTGATCTTCGCAATCTGAAATGATTTGAGATACGCTTTAAAAGTCTTTTGAACTTCGTTAAGTTGTTCTTTTAGGTCGTCGGGGCAGGCTTGTTGAAGGTCTTTTCCTCCGCAATATAGCCAAGCATACTCAACAGCATCGTCCTTCACCGAGCCAGTGTATCGCCATGTTTTCGTCAAATCGTCAGGAATGCCGTCAAAATGAAGCTTTCCGTCAACGTAAACACCAACACACTCTGACTTGTCGTCAAGTGTCTGGAAAATCATGTGTCCTCTCTAAGTCTTCTTGCCTTATTAAGGTAACTCAAGGATCCTCTGTAGTCAAACGGTTGATTCACATAATTCTCAAAAACATTAAGAGCGTTTCGGGTTGTGGTGGCTACAGCAAGTTCTCTACAATCTTTCATTATTCTTTGTCTTTCAGCTTCTGAATAAGAATTCTCTTCTTCCGAGAACCTGAGATTAAAATAAAAATCTAAGAAGAAATCAGTATTATAATTTTCATTTATAGTATTAAGAGTATATCTTTCTGTTTTTATTGTTTTACTTCCACAATCATCATTTGTTAATATGAATCTTGGAACAATCTGATTGTGAAGATTTAAGAGTAGCGAAGGTAGATTATTAAAAAATTCATTATGTATTGTTTTGAAATTAAAATTTAATACTCTATCACTGTTTATGAGACCATATTTACTAGCATAACCTATCATTGCTTCTGAGTCAATGTCTGCGATCAATCTCCATGGTGCATTTATGTCAATCATAAAACCATAGGAATTACAAGCATTTACATAAAACTCCCAGTTTTTACTTTCCACGAACTGAGAAATCTTTTGATCATCGTTGTTGTAAGGAGCATCGGCAATCTCAATGGCAAATCCCGTATTTGTGAGACTATTATTTTTACTTTTTACATAAGCAGGCATTGACATTGGGTAAGCTTTTGTTACAATACTGACTGTCCTCAGTAGTTCTTTTACGAATTGCTGAAAATTATTGATTCCCCTTATATCTAAATTATTCTGTAATGCAGAAATAAAGTTATTTTGATAATCTTGATAAGTAATATTGTAATTTACATAACTTTTAAAAACTTTTAAGTTAGTAAGATTTTGATCATTAGAGTCTATTTTTCCCAATTGTTGTGCTTTTTTAAATTGTTGTGATAAAGCTTCAAAAGAATCCACCACAAAACCCAATGCCTGTAAGTTTTGTTCTGGAACTGCTGAGCTTTTAAACCCCTTTAGTATCGAGACATTAGGATTCAACACAGCAGGAACAAACCTTCTATTAGTTTTTCCATAAAAAGCTTTTTCTCCAAAATTAAAATCAATTAAATTTGAGGTGCCTAATTGAGAAACCTTTGCCCTGTATAGAACATTCTTATTGAATAATTCAAAAGTTGTTTCGTTGTTATTGTCTTTATAAAATGTTGACATTATTTCTTAACCTAAAAATTTCTACCTCGTGCGCCGGGAACTGTAGATAAACCTGCTGCTTTGGCTGCCCGATCAGCCGATGATTTTGTAGTCACTCTTGGTTTTGGTATTCTTACCTTCACCAAACATTTTTGAGCAGTTTTATTATTTGGATTTCTATCAACCGTTTTTGAATTACCGTCTTCGCCTACTTCGATTCTTCCATTTGTATCAGCAACCCATTTTGCAACTATTTTAGTATCGGCTTTTCCGGGTGCGATTGAATGCTCTGCTCTAGTAATCATATAATAGCCACCAATACCAAATTGACTATAATTAACTCCTGCCTCTGGAGAAAAACCTTGCGGATCAACATAAATATAAGAACCGGGAAGAGCAGAAACATTTAAAAAACAATCTATGCTAGCGTTATAGACTTCCCTAAGTTGAGTTAGTCCATCAAAGCCTTCTTTTTCGAATCTTAATTCCTTCAATCCGTTCATATCGGTTCTATCAAGTGAGATATTTTTAACTATTCCCCTATCTTTACCCAAAACATAATGAAAAATGCCATTTTGAGAGTCAACCCCTTCATCGCCAGTCATTAAGTCTGTGGGGTAAGATCGCCCAGCATAAAAAACATAGTAATTCATTTCTCTATCAATTGGAGGTTTTACAACCGGAGATCTATCGGGGCCAGAAACTTGTAAAATTGGCTGAATTCCTGTTTTTGTTAAATCAAAGACGTTCCCTGCACCAAAGCCGGGTTCTCCATTGGTGATTCTATTATTGCCAATATAATAAGTTATGTCATCGAGTTGTGTTTGTCCTTCTTCAATTTCTTCTTTTGCTATTTCGTATCCA